CAGCAATAGACGATTATTTTGATAAGAATAAATCGAAACTAAGCATTACTGGATTAGCCTTGCACCTGGGTTTTAATAGTAGAATATCTTTTTATAACTACGAGGGAAGAGATGCGTTTTTGAACACTATTAAAAAAGCAAGGTCACGTATAGAAAAGTATTACGAAGAAAATCTATTAACTCCAGGTGTGCAATCTGGAGTTATATTCGCACTAAAAAACTTCGGATGGACAGATAGACAGGAGATAGAATATTCAGTAGAAGGTAAATTCTCAGTCAACCCGAAAGAATGGGTAAATACAAAATCAGAATAAATGATGTATTCGCGCCGTTATGGCATTCAGACTGCTATATCTACATTGTAACAGGAGGAAGGGGATCAGGCAAGAGTTATGCCGTAGGTGATTTCATTGAAAATCTATCATTCCAGCAAGGGCATAAAATTCTATTTACACGATATACACTGGATTCAGCGTCCGATTCTATTATACCTGAATTTGTACAGAAGATAGAAGCGGAAGGGCATCAGAGGTTTTTCAAGACAGGACAGAAAGACATAATCAACACAATCAGTAATTCAGAGATCCTTTTTAGAGGGATCAAAACCAGCTCCGGAAACCAGACGGCAAAACTTAAATCTATTGAAGGACTAACAACCTGGGTATTAGAAGAGGCCGAAGAGTTACCGGATTTAGCTACATTCAATAAAATCAAACAGTCAATAAGGCAGAAGGGAATTCAGAACCGGATCATACTGGTACTGAATCCTAGAGATATTAATCACTGGATATACAAAGAGTTCTATGAACGGGCCGGCGTTCCTCCCGGGTTCAATGGTGAGAAAGATAACGTCTGCTACATCCACACTACATATCTAGATAACATTGAAAATTTATCGGATGAGTTTATTACCGAGGCAGAAAAATGTAAGCGATATACTCCTAACCTGTACGCATACGAATACCTGGGGGAATGGGTTTTGAACCTGGAAGAAGCAATATTTAAGCTAACTCACATCAAGAGATATACGACACTGAATCAAGAGGGGGTTAGGTTGTGTTACATTGATACAGCCGATGAGGGCAAGGATCATTTTGCTGCTGTGTTTGGAATATTGAACGGATCGAATTTCTACGTTATTGATGCGATATTCAACCTCAATAATCTAACCGTTAATGAACCGGTATGTAAAGAGCGATTCGAGCGGCATGAAGTTGATCGCGTATATTGTGAATCAAATAGTTTTGGAGCATATTTTATCCGTAACCTACGCGCACAGAATCCATCAGTACCGATTGTTGCGCACCGGAGCCAGGCAAATAAGATAGGCAGGATACTCGCACAGTCCGGATATGTGTTAGAGTTCTTTCATTTCCCTGTGCAACCACATGATGAACTGAATAGATTTATGAAACAAATGTCAATAGTTACTCCTGAAAGTAAAGATCAAGACGATGCTGCGGACTGTGTCGCAGGCATAGCGGAGAGAATTCGAAGAGATTATAAAAAATCATAAAAATATTTGTTATTTAGACTAAATAAAAATAACTTGCATGAAAATATCATGCGATGAGGTTATCTTCTTTGTTCAAGAGAAAAACGCAGCCAGTTGTAACCGGTACTGCGAATAATACTTTCTTTCCTCTTGACTTTGTGAAACAATTCATATCAGGATCATTGTCTGCCAATGAACAGAAGTATATTGAATATTACTTATCTGTTCCTGAACTGCAATCCATTATTAACTACCGGGCCCGCGCCTTATCCAGCATGAATCTACAAGTAAGGCGCAGAAATACAGATGAGGTTATTGACAATCACCCTATACTTGACCTGCTTAGGAATCCTAATCCACTACAATCATTCCGCGAATTTGTTCGTCAATATAGCATCAATAAAGATATATTTGGGAACGCGTTTCATCATCTCGTTTATGGAACTACTCCAGACCGCTCACAGGCCATATACAATCTACCTAGCTTGAATGCAGAAGTGAAGCGACCGAATAACAATATTATCCTGTTCAATTCGACTGATCAGAATGAGATTATTGAGAAATACAGGTTCTATTTCATGGGTAAAAATCTATATTATGATCCGGATGAAATATTACACTTTGCCGATAACCTAACCTGGCAGGAACGGGATGATAGCTATATATTGAAGGGACAAAGTAAAATACAATCTATAAGTCAGGCTTGTGAGAACATCAAAACAACATACGAGGTTAGGGGGATATTGATAGGCAACAGTCCAATGGGAGCGCTGAGTAATCAAACGAAAGACGGGGCGGGAACTATTCCCATGACTCCGGATGAGGAAGAAGAACTACAAAAGAGATTAAAAAAATACGGACTGACTAAGGAGAAATACCAGTATATTGTTACATCTCAGAGCCTGTCATTTGTCAGCATGGCTCAGAATATAGGTAATCTGAAGTTGTTCGAAGAGGTGGACAATGATCAATCCGCTATTGCTGATCAATATTCGTTTCCAGTTGAATTGTTTCAGAACAATGTAACGTATGAGAATAAGAAGGAGGCAAAGAAACAGCTCTACCAGGATTCAATTATTCCAGAGGCGAAGGAATGGTTAGACGGGATCAGCTCGGTAATGTTTCCGAAATTAGACTATTATCTGTATCCGGATTATTCGCATATATCTGTACTTCAGTCAGACTATGAAAGTAAGGCGCGGATATGGAACTATTCTGTCACAGCACTGAGTAAGGCACTAGCTGATCAGGCGATTACACTGGATGAATATACTGAAACGTTGAAAAAAATTGAATTGATATGATACTATCAAAAGATCAAAAACTAAGCATGAGTTACGCTGTTAAGTCAGACAGCGTTAACAGGTTCAAAGAGGTAGATACGTCTGCAAGAACAGTAGAGTTGATCGCAAACACGTACAATTATATGGATGCCGATCTGGATATATTACTACCTGGTTGCTGTGCGAAATCCATACAGGAACGCGGGCCTAAATCCGATCTACCTGGCAAGATTAAGCACCTGAGCAACCATAATATTGATATAGCCATTGCCCGCGTGGATTCTATTAGTGAAGAAAAGTACAACGGCATGGATGTGCTACGTGGTAAAAGTTACATGAGCGAAACAACAGCCGGAGAGGAAACACTGATCAAATACAAGGAGGGTATAATTGACCAGCATAGTATCGGGTTCAGATATACTCAGATTGAATATGTTGAGCAGGACACAGCGGGATGGGATGAAATGATGAAGAGCCTTATCAACACTGATGAGGCAGAAAAACACGGTTATGGATGGCTGGTTAAAGAAATAATGTTGTACGAATATAGCTCCCTGGATGGATTCGGGGCTAATAGGTTGACTCCGTTTCTTGGAGTGAAAACAGATAATAAAACGATTCAGTACAATAACCTGATAGAGAAACTGAACGCGGTTCATACGGCTATGAAGTCGGGTAGTTACGATAAGGATAATATGAAGCTGAAGGAAGCGCAAATAAAACAAATGATATACGAATTATTTTTTCCTGAGCCGTCAATCAAGGACACTTATGTTAAGCCGTCCGGGGGTGACACTAAGGATATTGACATACGAAGTTTAATCCCAAACAAAATTTTAAATTAAAATGGACGAAAAACAAATGAAAGAAATCGTTAGCTCTATTGTTGAGAAGGTTTCGCCTGAAATTAAGACTGAGATTGAAGCTACCTTTGAGGCAGCTAAGAAAGGTCTGATGATGGCTGAGGATTTTCAAACACAGATGGAGCAGTACGCGAAGGGTTCAGACATTGAAGGACTCAATGAGAAATTGGATAATCTTGGCGTTGAATTGAAAAAAATGCAGGAAAGCCGTACCGAAAAGAAAAATGAATCTATCGGGGATGTTCTGAGAAAGAACCATGAGGCTATCCGCAATTCTCTGAGTGAGAAGAAGGCATTCACTCTGGATATGAATCTCAAGACGAATGTTACTAGTGCATCTATAACCGATGACGGTCAGGGAGTTTTTATACCTGGGTTTGGTCAGGAGGCATACAGGGGCATGGTATTTGAAAACTATTTCCAGAGGTTCACATTGCCGGCAAACCATCACGGAACCGTTTATTATGTTGATCAATCGACTGTTACAAGGAACGCTAACAACAAAGACGAAGAAGCAGCAGCACCTGAATCAGCACTTGAATGGACTCAGCATAGCCTGGGAATGGGTAAGATTCTGGATTCAATCCCTTTGACTCACGAATCTATGACCAATATTGCTGAACTGGAAAATGAGGTTCGTAACTTCCTTATGACTAACGTTATGTTGG